GTAAAGACCGCCTCCACCTTCTCCAGCAGCATCACGCAGAACCGCCCGTCAGCCTGCCGTAATGGCTCATGCAACAGTCGATAGGTCTGCCCGCCATGCTCCACCAGGTCGCGATACTGCAGCCCACCAAACAGGTCAGTTCGGACGGTCAGCGTGCAGTCGATCGAGATCACCCGATCATCGAGCACAAAATTACTGATCTCATCCTTGAAGCCCAAACCAACAACGGCCCCAGCAGTAACGCTGGAGCCGAAGTCAGACAACAGGAAATCATCGGGGACCTCCTGGATCATGGTCAGGGACGGTACTTCTTGATGCCCACGGCAACGCAGCTCACGGCAGCGCTGTAGGTGCCGGTTTCATCGAAAAACCGCAGGCGCAAATAGGCCGGGAGATCATCCTTGGACAGTGCCAGCCGCTGGTGATAGGCGACAGTGGCCAGGTCGGGGAATGCCCCGCCGGTTACATCCACGGCATCGCTGCCATCGGATGCGCTGCCGGCCTGCACCTTCACCTTCATGGCGCTGCCAGACGCGCTGGCAGGTGCGGTGAGGATCAGGCACACATCGCCATCAAATGCAGAGCAGTCAATGGCGGTAGTGTCATTGGCGGCCGATACGGTCGTAGGGGCCAGAATTTTGACGCTGTGCAGCGCCTCCAAGTTGCGTTGTCTGATAGCCATGGTCAGGGATCCTCCGTGGGGGGCTGGGTGCTCGTGCTGAGCTCGGGATTGTTGTAGGTGGTGCGCCGTTTTCCGCCACGGCGGGGGGATTCGTCTTCGGGCTCGGCGGCTGGGGCGGGAGCGACGTGCTCAGCCGCCCAGCCGTTGCGGATCATGTGAAGGCCTAGATCGTTGTCAACAGTGACCACTTCGCCGATCTTGCGATCTTGGCGATTGATCACCATTGAATCAAGCATCTCGACTTGCATGATCAGATACCGAACACGAAGGCCTCGGGGTAGCGAACGCCAAAATCGCAATCCTGAAGGATGCTGATCTCGACGCTGCCCGAATCCTGGTACTTGTAAGGATTCACGCCGATGTCTTGACCGCTCCAGAACGCCAGCAGGATCTGCGACATATCGCCGAAGAGGCTGTTGTTCACCTCTAGCTGGTTAGACATCAGGGCCGGATAGCCGTTGATCTCGTTGTTCCGCAGGATGTAGAAGTCGCTCTGAGCATTCTCCAGGGTGGTCTTGTAAACGCCCCTGGCGTGGGCGTTCACCATGTAGACCATGCTGGGCACATCCAGGTTCGCCAGGCTCACCTTCGTTTCCATCTCAACCAGGTTGAGGAAGGTGCCGAAGTTGTAGCTGGTGCCGTTGATGGTCTTGGTTTGACCGCCAGTGAGCGTTTCAGTCTTCACGCCATCGGTGTAACGGAGGCCCAGGGGGCGCTTCGATCCGCCGGTGGAATACAGGAAGTCTTTGTCAATACCAAGGGCCACCTTGCGGCTCAGGTGGCTGCGGACCCAGGCTTCGGCGGAGAACGAGGTCTGACCAATGAACCGGCGGGTGAGCACGGTTTTGGCGCCCACGGTCTTGGGCGTCAGGCTGAGCTGGCCAACCAGGATCTCCGACGCATCCGGGGCTTGGCCTTCGCCAACCCAGTAATGGGTGGGGCCTGCGGTTTCCTTGGGGATGTCGATGTCGCCCACCAAGCCGCTCAGCACAGTGGCGCCAGCAGCGGTGATGGACAGGCGGTTGTAGATCAGCTCAATCATCGAGCCGACCAGCAGATCGGTGTCAATCAGTGCGCCGCCAGTGGTGAAACCGCCAGCGGTTTGATCGGCCCGAATACCCTTGCGGCCAGCGCCCATCCCAGGGATCTGGGCGATCATCACGTCTGCAGGAATGCGGAACGAGCCTTGCAGCTCGCGGCCGGACTGCCTCACTGCAGCAGCGGACGCCTCCAGTTCCAGCCCGGCGGCCTCGCGGAGGCGCACATCGGTCGGGTCGGAGAAGTGGCGGATGGCGTTCAGGATGTTGTAGCTCTTGATTTCCTGATCGCTCATTCCGAGCAGGCCATCGCCGGAATCTTGAAGGCGGCTGGTGATGCTGCGCTTTTCCTTGCCAGTGACAAGGGCGAACAGCTCCTCGCGGACCTTGCCGACATCAGTGCCAGAGTTGATGTACTCCTCGGCCTTTTCAATGCCAGCGCCGGACTGCTCGCACATATTGCGGATGGTGCGGGCCCGGTCGCGCTCCGCTTGAATAGCGGCTGCCTCCCGGTCCGCCGCTTCGTTGTTGGTGATCGTCATGGGGACAGGTGCAGGTTGCGTACCTGAGCTCAGGCTATGGACCTCCTGCACTTGCTCATCAGTCTCGCTTTCATTAGCGGCTGCAGGAGGATCTTTGCTCTGCTGATCGCTTGCGGCTTCAACCGGCACAGTGGCCGCCTGTGCTTTCGGGCGGCTCGGCTCTACAAACTCCACCAGCGACGCCAGCGCTTGCGGCACCTTGGCGAACCGGCCGCGAGGGACAGCAGCGCTGCGGATCTCGCGGGCTGGCGCCGCCTCGGTAGCGAACCCGAACTCCACCGCCTCGGCGGCAGTCAGCCATGACTCGGCGGCCATCAGCGACGCCACGTCCTCATCACTCATTCCAGACCTGGCGGAGTAGGCCTGGCGGTAGGCGGTGCTGATGCGGTCGATCAGGTCGGCCTGCTGGCGCAGATCACCGGATCCGCCGATCGCGAGGCCCCATGCCTCATGGATCATCAGGAATGACGACTCGGGCATCACGATCTCATCGCCTGCCATGGCAATCACCGATGCAGCCGACGCGGCTACGCCGTCGATCACCATCCGTTTCTTGCCGGGATACCTCGCCAGCATCGAATAGATGGCTAGGCCTTCGATCGCATCACCGCCATAGCTGAATAGGTTGATCGTCAGGTCTTCGGTCCTGCCCACCAGTGCCCGCTGCAGCACCGATGCGTTGATCTCCCAGCCAACCTCGCCGATCAGGGCCAGCTCCAAGGCGGCCCCATCGGCTGCAGCCTTGATCATCACGCCAGACATACAACCTGAGCAGTTTCTAGCCTCAGGCTATGGACCGTCAGGGGTGGCCTCTGGCTGCGGTGCCAGTGCCGGTTGCGACGCGGCAGGTTGTGGCAGCCCCAGCCGCCGGCGCAATGCCACCTCGTAGGCGATCTGCGCCCAGGTGTGCTCCAGATCGGTGCCGTAGAGCTCTGCCATCTGATCGGACGTGCTTTGCAAGCCCATCTCCTGGGCATCCTTGTAGGCGTTCATTTCCTTGGCCGGGTCCACCCAGCTCCATGTCCGGGCCTGCCACCGTGGAGACGTGTAAAGCTCTGGCTCGTTCCAGTAGTTGGCGAACAGTTCCACCGGCAGCACGCCCGCCAACGTGGCAGCGTCAACCCATTCCTCGAACACTCTCTGGTGGAACTGCTGGATGAAGATCGACTGCACAACCCTGTACCAGTCGCGGATCTCCAGCTTCTCTTCCCTCATTGAGCTGTAGTTGGCGTCGGAGTGATCACCGCTGATCGCTGAGTAGCTGGCGGTGAAGCCCGTCGAAAACCGGCGCAGCATGGTCTTGAGCACCGTCTCGTACTGGTTGTCGTCCGGGCCCAGTTGGGGTGGTACGGGGTGCTCATCGGGGAACAGCTCAATCCACTCGCCAGGCGATGAGTTCGACAGCACCTCGCCGGTGGCCTGGGATTTTTCGTCAACCAGGGATGAGTTGGGGGGCGCATCATCGGGCTGCTTCTTCTCGATGAATCCCAGGATGTTGTTCGCAATTCTCTTGCGGGTCCAGTGTGATTTCTCGTATTCGTTCAGGTTGTGGATCGTGGTCAGTACCGGCGCCAGGTGGGGGATCTCACGCAGCTGCCCGATTTCCTCCGGGATGAAGATGTGGATCAGGTCCCGCGCATCCACGAAGATGTGCTTCGGCTCCATGCTTCGCGGATCGCCCGGATCCATGTTTCCGGGGTGCCGGCGCAGCACCGCATAGCGCGTCACCCGGCCTCCCCGGCGGTCGTTGGTCTCAACGCCCATCCGCCAGAAGTGGCCAGGCCGGTCAGACCCTCCGCTGTAGTCCTCATCCAGCTGGTCAGTGCTCAGCAGCTCGAAGCACAGCTGCTCAGCGTTCGGGTTGCCTGTGGCCGATTCGCGGATGATCCGCACCATCGCTCCGCCATGGGAGCCGAAGGCACCGGCGATCATCAGCTCGTACTGGTGGAACGAGTAGCGCCCGGGCAGGTCGAAGTTGTCAGGTCTGCAGAACTGCCGCCACTTCGCCTCCAGGATCTGGTTTCGCTCTTCGTCCCGCTCGATTGCGGTCTGCGCCAGGATCAGCCGATCCAGCGCCGCGTTAAGCTCTCCGCCGGTGCGGCCACGGGAGAGCAGCGCCGCAATCTGCTGGGAAGACTCTGCGCGAGCTCGCCCGGCAGCGGGGTTGCTCCGGCCGCCTAGGGGGATCTGCCCGCGCATCTGCACGCCACGGGCGCCAACGATGTTGATCTGCAGGCTCCGAATCGCACGCCTGGCGTAGGGATTCAGCAGCGCCTGATAGCGGCTCTTCGCCCGAATCTCCTTCAGCCCGCCGCGCAGCATTGCTTGCGGGTCGAGGTAGACCGCTGGCATATCGCCCAGCAGCCGGCCGCCTAGGTGCTGGGATAGCCCGTGCGCCCGCAGCCGCCTGGCGCGAGGGCCCGGGCCGGCCTGCCAAATGCGGTTCATCAATCGCCGGGCGCGGCTGAACATGCTCATCGGAAGGCGACGCGGATTTTGCGGCTAGTGGCCGTGCCACTTGCCAGGGCCTGGGCTCGTTTCTGCTGGGCCACTTGCGCGGCCAGCCTGTCACGCCATTTGATCAGCTCTGCCAGGTCGGCGCGGACCACCTTGCGGCCGCCATTGCCCAAGCTGCCGATCTGATACTCCTGAGCACCGGTAGAGAGGGCGCGAATTGCGGCTTCAACATCCGCCAGATCCTTCTCCGCCTGGCTGCGATCGTCAAACGTCCCAGGCGTACCAGTGAAAGCCAGGCCGCGCCGCACTGTCAGGCTGCCGCGTCGCACGGTCACAGGCGCACCGTCAACCGTTGCGACAACCTGCAGCTCCCACGCGCCGGGCGCCATTGCAGAGGTGGCCTGCTGGCTGATCACCACTTCCCATCCATCATCAGCGGCGGTGCCGTTGATCTCCAGCCCAGCGCCCGCCGTGGTGCTCCGCAGCCAGACCTTGAGGGCAGTTGCCTCAGCCGGTGCGCTGGCCTCAAGCCACGTCACCCGGTCGCCTTGGTAGAGATCGGCTGGGTTCATGCGATCGTCAGTACCTCAGGCTGAAGTTTCGGCGCCGGGCACGCGGCGCGGGCTGCTGGTCTAAGGCTACTGACGCCGCCAGTTGGGCCTCCAGCTGGTCCCACATCGTCGCCCGGTTGTAGCGGCGGCTCACCAGCTGCAGGGCGGCGTAGGCCATTCGGGTGCAGTCGCCGCCCTCGTCACGGCTGCCGGTTGGCTTGTCCCACTTGTACTCCCGCCTGCCGGCGCCTTTCTTGGGCATCTTCTTCCACGGAAACAGCTCGGCCAGGAACTGATCGGTAGAGGCCTCTCCAAAGTGCAGGTACCCAGGTCCAGGGTTTTCCTGCCGCAACCGACCCTGCAGGTGCTGAATGCTTGTCTCGTATCCAACTGGATACATCAGCACGCCTTTTTTAATCACGCTCTGATTTTTTCGGTTGATGTTCACAGGCACACCCTTGCCGATCAGTGGCTTTCCTTTGCTTTCCGATCCTTTCATTGGAACCCATTTGCCGACTCTTGCGCGGCACCAGTCGCGCACCTCATGCGTTGCGTACCCGCCGTCATCAATGCCGCCCAGTGCAATCTGCAGCTCTGCGCCATCCTGCCGCTTCCACTTCGTTTCCAGAACGGCATCCAACTGATTCAGCGTCTCAAATTGCTGCGGGTCGCCATCAATCTCAAAGTGCCCCAGATGCCACCCTTCCTCGCCACGGCCCCATCCCCATATCGTCACGACCAGCCTTTCGGCTATCGCGCCGCCGCCGCCCTGCACGTCAACGCCAGCGGTCAGCACTAGCACGCCATTAGGCACGACTCCCACTGGGTATCCATTGCCAGCGGCTGCATCCCGCCGGCGCTGTGACAGCCCTTCTACATTCAGCTTTCCAGTAATTGTGTCTTCCCAGGGAATCCCTAAAACGGTGTTATGGAACGTTTGCATTAGATCATTGTCACCCCTGCGCATTGCCTCTAGCGCTTCTTGATATTCACCTATCAAATTGCTCCATTCGGCCCCAGCGTGATAGCTATACGCCGCCCAGATATGCCGACTCCTAACACGAGGATAGCCGTCCTTAAGGATCTGCTGGCTACGGTCAAGACCCAGCGGACAGGCCCAGCCGCCGCGCTCGTCCATCCATCGCAGGCTGGCGTAATTGATCAGCTCGTGGCAGTTTTCGCATTCATACTTTCCAGCATCGTCGCCTTCCTTTCGCATCTGCTCCCATCGGAGCACTTGGTATTCGCCACAATGTGGACACGGCAGATAGCGGTATTGCTGATCGCCTTTCTTAAACCATTGGTGCGTTTTGTCGTCAGGGTAGATTGGCGTGCCGCCGATGATCGCCTTACGGTTCCAGGTGGTGGCGGAGCGATTCATGCCGAGCTTGATTTGATCGCCTTCATCGATCGCGTCATACGCTGACGGCTCCTCAAAAATCACAACCGTTCGCTCTTTGCGCCTAAAGCCCTTGCCGCTTGCGGCGCTGACAATATCAATCAGCCCGCCATTGGTCAGCTTCTTCAACAGGATCGTATTGGTTGCCGTGCCCCTAGCCTTTGACTCAGCCAGCAATCCTTTAAGGCACGGCGAATCTCTGAACAAGTCTGAAATGTCTTCTTTGCTGTACTCCTCTGCATCGTTCTGAACAGGCTGGACAATCATTATCTTGCTTGGCTTCCAGTGCGAGTAATACTGCACTGCGCCGATTTTTACGCATTCTGACCAGCCGACACGGGCAGACTTCATGCAAACTTCAATTTCTACATAGGGGCTTGTAAACCCGTAGAACCAATCTCGCTGGTATGGTCTAGTTATCCATTTACCCTTGCTCGCCGCATTGCCCGTAACATAGCCGTATGTGTCCGCATACTCAACACCACTGAGAATCGGCCGCGGCCTAAAGCATTCCGCCAAGCTCCGCGCCATGCTGATTCGATCGCGGCAGATCATACCGCCACCTCTTCATCGGTGAATTGCCAATCTGCTACGTTCTGCAGAAACTGATTCACCAGCCTTGAGATAATATCTTGTTCTTCCACTGTAAGATGTGGAATCTGATTTTTAATCTGCTGCGGCAGGCTTGATGCTTGATCCTGCAAAGTTAATGCAACTGCTTTCCGTGCCTGCTCAATATCTTCGCGGTAGACCAACTTTCCCTCCAGCAGCTCACGCTCTACCTGCAGCTTCAGTTTTTTTTCGTATTCCGTCCAAGCCCTTTCGGTGTTGAAGTCGGGGGTCTCCCCATCGGGATCGGCGGGGCGCTTCTCCGAACGCGCTGCGTCTGTCTTAGCTGTCATCCGTTCCTTGGCTGGTCGCAAGGGCTTCTGCGCTGCCTCTACAGGCGGCTTGCAGCTGCCATGCTTACTCTTCACCTTCGGCACCCTGTCCCACGCTTCGCGCAGGCCCTCCCGCCGCACGTGGCGCACGCCGTCCACCAACACCTCCTCAAGGAATCCGCCCCGGATCGCCCGGTAAATCTGATTCCTGCTTGACAGGCCCAGCACTGCGGCAGCGTCGCGGATTGTCAACAGCTCGCTGTTCGCCACGTGTCACATGCGCTTGTCACAATCTACCTGTGACAGGATCTATGTGACAGGCCGTGCTTGAGCGAGGCGCTGGGGTAGGGGTCTTAATGCGATTACTCCAGCAGTCACATGATCGCCAGCCGTTCTCAACAGAAAAAGCGGGCCGTCGGAACTAACCGCCCGGCATAGGCGCCAGGAGGACCCGTAAACCCTTGGCATCACTGGGTTTCTCAATAATGCCGCTTATTGCGTCTCAACTAGCCGCCCGGCTGATTCTCAATAGCGCCTCACCTAAACCCCGCCCTCGCCAGCTCCGCCCTCAACCACTTCTGGATCTCCCCAGGCCACACCCTCTGCGTTGACCGCTGCAGGTTGCCTGTCAGGTCATAGGTGCTGCGCCGGGGCTTGGGTTCGGGCTCCAGTGTGAACTTCATGCGCGTTCCGACCCACTCGCCGTAGCGGCCGCGGCCAGGCTTGCCCGTGCGCTCGAAAATGCCCATTCGGCCCTCGGCGCCCTTGATCGGAATGATGAACATCCGATTGGCCCGGTTGACCATCGTGCGCGAGCCACGCATGGATGCCCAGCCCGTCAGGGCCTTCTTGAAATCGGCGCGGCTCACGTTGCCCTTACTGTCGAGGCGTTGCGCTGGCGTGGGCACCATCGTCACCCTGCGGCCTGCAAGGTTCGACGCGGCCAGGTCGGCGCCCTTGGTGCGCGGCGGGCCACCACGGGTCATGGTGGAGATGTAGCGACCAGCAGCGCGGGGCTGATCGGAGCGGAGACCTACCTCGGCTACCAGATTGGAGGGAGACGGACGCTGGGTGTAGGTGCCACCGATTGTCCAGCGAGTGGCGCCGCGATCGATGGGGCCGCCAGATGACTTGGCCAGGTCTTGCTTCAGGTCTTTCTCAGCAGCCCGTATGGTGGCCGCCATGGCGCGGCCTGTGGCGTAGCGGATGTTCTTCTCGGTGAGCAGGGCGAACCGGTCAATCGCCTTGGTGTCGATTGTCAGCTTCAGCTCTAGCATCACCCCTCATCCTCTCCCACGGCCTGCAGCTCCTCCTGCTCCATCCGCTGCAGGTCCACGTCGTTGGGCAGATCCCATGCCGTCCACTCATCAGGGTCTGCGGCGCTGGTGACGGTCAGGCAGCCGATGGTGTGCCAGCTGCTGACCCAGTTGAGGATCAGCTCCTGCCACCAGGCCAGCCACGGTGTCGAGCGGTCTAGCAGGTGCCAAGGGGTGGCGGTGCGCTTCACGGTGGCAGGGCATCTGCGCACAGTCTGCCAGCAGGCATGAAAAACCCCCGCCTGCCAGGGCGAGGGTTGGGGTCCACTCGGACGCCATGTCCGAGAGCAGGCTACAGGATGGCCGTTAGGCGGCGGCTGGCTGGCGGCGCTGGGCCCAGCGCTCTTCCCGCTTGGCTCGCATCTTGGCGTGGTGGGCATTAGAGGCATGCACCGCCTTGAGCGCCTGAGCGTAGAAAGGGTGATCAGGGCGGACGCGAATCCGGTCTGACTCGAAGTAGTCGGTCATGCTGTCGGAGTCGTTCTGAACGTCGAAGGCCTGCCACACCTCAGCAGAAAACCGGCGGCAGTTCTTGGCGTAGATGGTGATCGTGCCTTGGGGGTAATTCAGGGTGTTGCCGATGCTGAAACTGGCTTTCTGCAGGGGTCCGTTGTTGACCTTGATGCCGTTCCAGAAAAACTTGAAGGTGGCGGTCATGGCTGGCTGGCGAGTGGTGGAGCCTCTCGGCTCCGATGCACATATCCTACACCACTCCGAGCGCAAGTGAGCGCAAATGCACCCAAACAGGCAGCCAGTTAACCGATCGTCACACTTCGCCCAGCAGCTCGCGGAACTGCTCCAGGCTCATCACCACGAACTGCTCCGACGGGTCCGTGGTGCCCTTGCGCTTCACCACCAGGGCATGGAGGCGCTTCCCGGCGTTGACCTGCTGCTCCATCGCATCGCGCAGCCAGGCGCCGAGGCTCAGGGTGCGGCAGCACTTCGCCTGAATTGCGCA